GCCGGAGCATCGGCGGATTGCGCTTCGGGCCTGCGCGGGGCCGGGCAAGAGCACCCTCCTGGTTTGGTGCGGGTTGCACTTCCTGCTGTGCCGCGGAAACTCCAAGGATCACCCGAAGGGCATGGCCGCGAGCTGCAACTGGGATAACCTGCGCGGCAATTTATGGCCTGAGTTTCGTCTGTGGCTCGGGCGCTCGAGTCTCCTGAGTCGGCTATTCGCCATCACGAGCGAGCGGATCGCGAGCAAGGAGCATCCCGCAACCTGGTTTCTCGACGCGCGCGGATGGGCCAAGGAGGCGGACGCCGAAGCTCAAGGCAGGTCCCTCTCCGGCCATCACGCGCGCTACGTCCTAGTCCTCCTCGACGAGACGGGCGACACCGCGCCGGCCGTGGGGCGCACGGCGGAGCAGGCGCTCGGTAACTGCGAATGGGGCAAAATCGTTCAGGCGGGCAACCCGACATCCCACGGCGGCCTGCTCTATGCGGTGAGCACGCAGCTCCGGCACCAATGGCACGTCATCAGCATCACGGCCGATCCCGACGATCCCAAGCGCACGCCCCGCGTGCCGGTCGAATGGGCGCGCGAACAGATCGCGACCTACGGGCGCGATAACCCATGGGTCATGGCTTACATCCTCGGCCAGTTCCCGCCCACGGGTTTCAACTCGTTGCTCTCCCCCGACGATGTGCAGGCGGCGACGTGCCGGTTCGTGCCGCTCGATCAGTACGCCTGGGCGCAGAAGCGGCTCGGGGTGGACGTGGCCCGGTTCGGGGACGATGCGACGGTGCTCTATCCGCGGCAGGGCTTGGTGGCCTTCGACCCGATCGAGATGCGCGGGGCCAAGACGCAGGACATCGCGGCCCGCGTGGCGGTGGCCCATGCCAGGTGGGGGAGCGAGGTGCATTTTCTTGATGCCACGGGCGGGTACGGTGCGGGCGTCATCGACGCCCTGGGCATCGCGCGCATCAAGTGCGTCCCGGTGGACTACGCCGGCAAGGCCGACGACCCTAGGTATTTTAACAAGCGCACCGAGATGTGGTGGCGTATGGCTGAGTGGCTGAAGCGCGGCGGTTCGCTGCCCAATGATCCGCAGCTCGCACGCGAACTGACCACGCCGGTCTACTGGTTCCACCAGGGGAAGATCAGGCTTGAGGAGAAGGACCAGATCAAGAAACGGCTGGGGTTCTCGCCCGATCATGCGGACGCGCTGGCGCAAACCTTCTGCGTCGTCGATCAGCCAGCCCAGACGTCGAGCATGCTCCCTGCGCGGTCGCGGGCGTCGCTCGTGCAATCGGACCCGCTCGCATGATCCGCCGCTACTCCGCCATCGTCAAGGCCACGCTCGACGCCAAGCGCTTGAGGCTGGAAGCGGCGCGGGACGAGCGCGCCGCGCTGGAGCGGCGGATCGACGCGCGACTCTCTGCGGCACGTCCATGGTCCGACCGCTGGTGGTACGAGGTGGGGTGCCTCAACACGGTGCGGAGAGAGCGCATCAGGCTTGACTCTCCCATCCCCTTGGGGTAGGCTTCCCTGCGATGACGGTGACCGTCCGCCCCGCCGTGCTCGGCGACATCCCGGCGATCCTCCCGATGATCCGCGAGTTCTGCCTGAGCTACCCATCGCAGACTCCTCTCTGGCCGGGCATGAAACAGGCGGAGCGGCAAGTCGATCACATGATCCACGCGCACCTGTGCTTGGTGGCCGAGCGGACCGTCACGGTCTCCTATGGCGGCGGCGATCCCGAGGAGCAACAGGAGATCGTCGGCTTCGTGGCTGGCTACATCACGCCCCACCCGATCAACCCGGACATCCTCACGCTGACGGAAGCCGCGTGGTGGATCGAGCCCGAGGCTCGCAGGATGGGTGCGGGCTCGGCGCTGCTCGACGCCTACGTCGCCGCTGGACGCGCCATAGTCTCCTCGGGCTTCGGCGCAACATGGGTGACGATGGCGCTCGAGGCCGACTCGTCGGTGCCCGAGAGCGTGCTCACCAAGAGGGGCTTCAGGCTCATGGAGCGGGCGTATCTTCTCGAAGTCGCGCATGAACCGATGTGCGCCCAGATCGAGGAGAACTCGCGGACGCTCGTGGATGCGGACATCGCTCGCTTATTCGTGAAGCGGGATGGCATATGAACCGCCGCAACTTCTTCGCCACGCTCTTCGCGCTCCCGCTCACGCCGATGCTGATCCCGGAGAAGCCGACGTCGAAGGCGAAAGCCTACAGGCTGGATTGCGAGCAGCATCCGATGATACAGGGTTGGACGACCACGAGCGCGGGCGGTAGGTACAGGACCTGCTCATGGTCTGTGGGCACCGTCGTGACCCAGCCCACGGCTCAAGTGATTTTCTCCACCATGGAGGACACATGGCGGCAATAACCGCCGCGATCATCGGGGCCGCAACGCTGGCCTATTCGGGCTATCAGGCCAAGCGCGCCCGCGACCGGACGAAAGCCGCCGAGAAGGAGCAGCGCCGGGCCGAGGCGAGCCTCGCCGCGAAGGCCCAGCAGGACTCCCTCGAGCGCGCGCGGATCATGGCACGCCAGCGGCAGCGGTCCATGGGCTTGGGGTCGGAGCGCGGCAAGTCCACGGTGTTGACGTCGCCGTTGGGGCTCATGGGGGTGCCGGTGCCTGCGGGCCAGAAGAAGCTCTTGGGATCATAGATGCCCACTCCCTCCGCCTACGCCGCGCTCGCGGACACCCAGACGCTCCGGCAGAAACTCGAACGGATGCGGAGCGAGATGGAGGCGGATCGCGAGCAGTTCATCGACCACTGGAAACTCCTCGCCAACGCCGTCAGTCCGCGACGTGCGCGGTTCCATTTCGAGGAGAACGCAGGCCGCGGCCAGCGGGTCAACCACAAGATACTCGACAACACGCCGACGCTCGCCTATCGGGTCTTCCGCGCGGGTTTCATGGCCGGGAACACGTCGCCCTCGAGTCCGTGGTTCCGGCTTGGCCTGGATGACCTGAAACTCTCCCAACAGGATGCGGACAAGCAGTGGCTCTACGAGGTGACGAATCTCATGCGGATGATGTTTCTCCGCTCGAACCTCTACAAGGCGCTCCCGGGAGTCTACGGGGACCTCGGCCTCTTCGGCACGGCGGCCATGATGGTCGAGGAGGACATCGAGGACGTGATCCGCTGCCACGTCTTCGCGGTCGGCAGCTTCATGATCGGGCAGGACGCAAAGGGCACGGTCAACAAGTTCTTTCGAGAGTTCACCATGACCGTGCAGCAGGTCGTGGAAGAGTTCGGGATGCCCGATGGCGCCCACGGGCCCATCGACTGGACGAACATCTCCGAGCCCGTGCAGGCGATGTGGTACGAGAATCAGCGCGAAGGCCGCGTCTACGTCTGCCACGCGATCTATCCCAACGAAGACTACGACCCCGAGAGCGCGGACTCGCGGCGCATGAAGTACGCCTCGGTCTACTACGAGAAAGGCTACCAGGGGAACGGGCAGGCGTATCAGGGCGGGTTTGAGGACCGGTATCTCAGGCGCTCGGGCTACCGGTATTTCCCGGTCCTGGCCCCGCGCTGGGAGACGAGCGGGGAGGATGTCTACGCGACCAACTGCCCAGGGATGGAGATGCTCGGGGACGGAAACCAACTCCAGAAGATGGAGTCCAAGGCGCTCATCGCGATCGCGAAGATGGTCGATCCGCCGTTGAACGTGCCGTCCAGTATGCTCAACGACGTCGTCTCCCTCATCCCGGGCGACAAGAATTTCGTGCCCGATACGCAGCAGGGGGTGAGGCCGGTCCACGAGGTGGACTTCCGGCTCGATTACCTGGACGCGCGCGAGGATCGGTGCCGGGCGCGCATCGACGAGACGTGGTACAAGCCGCTCTTCATCTCGCTTCTCATGAGCGACCGCCGCGAGATGACGGCGCGCGAGGTGCAGGAGCGCCACGAGGAGAAGCTCCTCATGGTCGGGCCGGTGCTCTCCAGCGTGGAGAACGAACTCCTCTCTCCGCTCATCGACATCACCTTCGACATCATGCTCCGGCAGGGCCTCATCCCCGAGCCGCCCGAGGAGATACAGGGGCTTCCGTTGAAAGTGGAGTTCATCTCGATCATGGCGCAGGCGGCCAAGCTCGCGCAGGCCAACTCGCTCGAACGGTTCCTCGGCGTGGCCGCGCAGATGGCGGCCGCCAAGCCCGACGTGCTCGACAAGATCGACGCGGACCAGACCATCGACGAGCTTGCGGAAATCTACTCCGTGCCGCCCGGCGTGGTGGTCTCCGACGAGAACGTGGCCGCGATGCGCCAAGCCCGCGCCCAGCTGCAAGCCCGGCAAGCTGCGGTCGAGCAGGCCGGGCTCGCCGCTAAGGCGGCCAAGGACCTTTCGGGCGCGAAAATGGACGAGGACAACGCACTCTCCCGGGTGGCCGAGAGCGGCGCCCTTGAGGAGGTCCTCCAGTGAAGGACGACGAGCGTAGCGACGTCGGCAAGGCGGCTGACCCGCACGAGGTGGGTCGCCAGAAGGAGAAGAAATCCCACTCAAGGGACTGGGAACTGAAGGACATCTCAGCGGTGTTCGGTTTCGCTCCCGCTCGTCGCTTCCTCAAGCGCCTGGTCGCGCAATCGGGATTGCTGAATCCCTATTGCTTTCAGGATTCGGAGCGTGTACAGTTTGCAGCGGGCAGGCGCGAGATGGGCGTCTGGGTAGTGGCCGAACTTGCGGCCGTGGACAAGGACGCGCTCGCCAAGCTGCTCGTGGAGAAAGGCCCGGAAGGCGAATGAGGATTTTCCGCAGTCCGGACGGCGCTGGATCGGCGGTCGCGACACCGCCGACGACGCCTGCAGCCCCCGTGGCTCCTGCCGCGCCTCCGGTCGTTGCCCCTCCAGTCGTAGCAGCCCCGCCCGCGGCCCCCGCCGCCTCGCCGGACGCCCCCAAGGGCACGCTCCTGGGCGGAAGCCCGGTCGAGCCTGCCCCGCCCGCTGGAGGGCCTCCCAAGGCCCCCGACAAGTACGACCTCAAGCTGCCTGATAATCCCGCCATCGATGCCACGGTGCTGGACGAGATCGCCGCGTATGCACGCGAGCGCAACCTGTCCAACGAGCACGCGCAGGCCATCGTGGACCGGGAGAACGTCCAGCAAGGCCGGCTCAAGGCCCGGGAGGCGGAACTCGCCGCCGAATGGCGGAAGGAGATCGCCACTGACCCGAAGTACAACAAGCCCGAGGTGTTCCAGCGCGTCCAGAGGTTCGTCGACCGCTTCGCTAACGCCCGCTTGAAGGAGATCTTTAAGACAACCTTCGCGGGCGAGAACGCGGACCTCTTCAAGATGATCGCGGACGCCTCGGCGGGGATGACGGAGGATCGCCTCGTCAATCCCGGGTCGCAACCGCCCGCGCCCGTGAAGCGGACGCTGGTGGACATGTACAAGCGGAAGCCGAAAGGCGGAAGCGAAGAGGCATGAGCCAAGAGGAGCAGGGCAGGATCGCCGAGGTGGTGCGCCACCTGAAAGGCATCGCGCCTCACCTCACCGGGCTCATCGTGGCCCTCGAAGCGTGGCTGCGGATGCAGCCGTTGACCCACTCGAAAACCAACGCCCAAGCACGCTGACCGGTAGCTCCGCCCGAAAGGGCCGCGTTCACCACGGCAAGGCTTCCTTGGACAGACAAGGAGGCTTTGCCTTATGGCGACTCTCTCAGCCGCAAACGCAAACATCGTCGATATCGTCAACACCCTTGACCCGGGTGGCGATGCCGCGATGATCGTCGACACCCTCAGTCAGACGAACTCCGTCCTCAACGACATGCAGTGGACCGTCGGGAACCTCATCACGGGAAACCGGACGACCCAGATCGCGTCCATCCCGACCGCCGTCGCGCGCGTTGCCAACCAGGGCACGACCCCGACCAAGACGACCCACGTCCAGGTCAACGACGCCTGCGCGATCATCGAGAGCGTGAGCGTCATGGACAAGGTGGTCGCCGAACTGGGCGGCGTGGACATGGTGGACTACAACCGCGCCAACCAGGCGCGCGGCATCATCGAGGGGCTCGGCCAGAAACTCTCCGACCTCTTCTTCTACGGGACGGCCGCGGTGCCCGAGGAGTTCAACGGACTCGGGGTGCGCTACAACAGCCTCTCGGGCAACCTCGCCGACAACGTGATCTCGGGCGGAGGCTCGGGGGCGGACAACGCTTCAATCTGGGTGGTGAAGCACGGTCCGACCGGGCTCATGGGGATCGTCCCGCAGGGACAGAAGAGCGGCCTGTCGAGGACCGACCTCGGGCTCGTGGACATCCCGGACGCCACGGGCGTCGCTGGGGCGACCCTCCTCGCCTACAAGGAGTTCTTCACCTGGTACTGCGGCATCTGCGTCAAGGACCCCTACGCGATCGCGCGCATCCCGAACATTGACGTGTCGAATCTGCTCGCCAAGTCGGGCGCCGCGGATCTCACCGAGAAGCTGATCGCGGCCACCGAGGCGATCCACAATCCCGAGGACGGGCGGATCGTGATCTACATGAACCGCACGGTCCGCAAGATGTTCCGCATCCAGCGTCGGGACGACGTGATCGCCGGCGGCGGACTCACCTACGAGAACGTGGACGGGAAGCGCGTCCTGATGTTCGAGGACTACCCGGTCCGCATCGTGGACCAGCTCGACAACACAGAAGCCGCGGTCGCGTAGCGGCGGTGGCGTGAACGAAGGACAGGAAGACAAGGAGAACACGAATGATCCGCGACAAGCTCGCAACCTTTTCGAGCGCGCAGGCCATCACGGCGGCCGCCGCTTCGACGGACGTCATCGACCTCGGGAGCGTCGATGCGATGCCCGGCGTCGGGCAGGACCTCTTCCTGGTGAGCGTGGTCACGACCGCGTTCACCGACGCGGGCTCGAATTCGACGCTAGAGGTGACCCTCGAGACCGATACGGCGGACTCGTTCGCCTCGCCCACCAAGGTGCAGGAGTGCTTCATCATCCCGGCCTTGGCGGCCGTGGGGGACACGTTCGTGGCGAAGGTGTCGAAGTTCATCACGCCCGAGCGGTTCATCCGGGTGTTCTACACGCCCGTGAACGGAGATCTCACGACGGGCGCGGTCACGACGTTCTTCACGACCGACGCGCAGGAGTGGCGCGCCATCCGGAAGGGCTACGAGATCGACAGCTAACCGTTGGATGATCCGGTGGGGTCGGGCTTTGAGGCCCGGCCCCACCTTTACGCCAAGGAGGGTACGATGGCTGACCGGCCGATCCGCATCAAGGTCCGGGCGCTCAAGGACGGACTGTACGGTGACATGCGCTACTTCCCTGCGTGGAGCAAGGACGGCCGGAATCCCGGTGCCGTGTTCGTGGTGGGCTTGGACGCCTGCCCGCATGACGAGGAGGGACGGCTCCTCATTCGCCCGGACAAGACGCCCGTCATGCCCCGCTGGATGGAGCCCGTCGAGGCGCTCCCCAAGATCGACACCGAGAAGATCGAGTGCGTGGTGGCTTCGGCGGAGTTCCTCAAGAAGTGGAAGCCCTACGAGAAGCCGCGCGAAACGGCGGGCGCGGCCGCCCAAGAGGCCGAAGATGGCGCGGGCGACGAGTCCGAGATGGCCGTCGCCGCTGAAGCGCCGGCCAAGGGCAAGATGCCGTCGAGGAGAGTGATCTAACCCCGAACGAAAGGACCGAACCATGGGCAAGTTTGTCAAGGTACTCGAGCATCAGTTCACGCGCGGAGGCGAGTTTCTCGAGACGCCGCCCGTCGCGACCGACAGGCTCGTGGGGACCACGTCGACCCAGACGCTGACCAACAAGACGTTGACGAGTCCGACCATCACGGCGCCGACCATCACGGGGGCGAGCTCCATCGTCCGCACCGCCCAGAGCTACATGATGGGCGGGTTTTCCAAGGTCGGAGGCGCGGCCGGTTGGGTCGTCGCCCCGGCCGACAACACGAACCTCATCACGCTCCCCGCCAGCCAGACGGCGAGCAAGCTCATCATCCCGGTAGTGGGCCTCAAGGTGGGATGGACGATCACGGGGTTCCACCTCGTCGGCCAGATCGAGTCGGCGGGAAACACCGTCACGCTCGACGCCGACCTCAGGAAGCATACGGCGGCGGCGGCGGACCCGACCGACGCTTCGCTCCAGACCATGACGCAGATCAGCGTGACGGCCGACACCAAGGTGGACTCCGCAAACTCCACGGCGACGCTCGCCACGCCCGAGGTGATCGCCCAGGACGAGACCTTCTATCTCGTCCTGACTGCGACGACGAACGCGGCCACCGACATCGCGCTCATGGGCGCCGTCGTCATCGTGACGGAGACGTAGGGAGGGCTAGATGGCAACCGTACAGGCGGTCATCAGCCGGATCGACAAGCACAAGGACCGCGACGTCTGGATGGTCTCCTGGGGTCCGCTCACCAGCGCCAATGCGGACGGCTCGGCGGTGGAAATGCCCGGAGCGGCCGATCGGTCCGTGCAGTTGCAGGGCACCTTCGGGCCTGCGACCGTGACCTTGCAGGGATGCAACGAGGCGACACCGGTCAACTGGCACGCGCTCACCGATCCGCAGGGCAACGACATCGCCAAGACCGCCTCCGACCTGGAAGCCGTGTCGGAAGTCACCCGCTGGGTGCGTCCGCTGGCAACCGCTGGTGACGGAACAACCTCCGTGACCGTGACCCTCCTCATGAGGAAATCCTAGATGGGAAACGAACTGCAAGAGGCTTTGAACGGAATCCAGCAGTTGAGCCGCTTGGCGGCGGGCGTGCTGAAACTCGCTGCCGTCCTCCAGAAGGTGCAGTCCATCGAGAACGCCGAGCGGGACGCCCTGAACCGCAGGGATGTGGCGCTTAAGGCGGCCTCCGAAGTCGAGGCGAAAGCGGCCCTGGAGAGGGACGCGCTATCGGGGCTGCAAATGCAGATCGTCTCGGAAGGCGTCAAGCTCAAGGAGGCGCAGGCGGCGGCGTCCGCGGCCGGCGCGGGAATCATCCAAGCCGCGCACGCCAAGGCAGCCGAGATCGTGGCGAACGCCGAGGTGGAGTCCGGGAGGGTGCGCGAGGCCACCCGGGCGGCGATGGCGAAACTCGCCGAGATCGAGAAAGCCATCGCCGCCAAGGAAGCGACGATCAAGGAACTGGAGATCAAGTTCGCTGGCTTGAAGGAAAAGGCCCTCGCCAGCTTCAGGTAACTCGTGGAGGCTGGCAGCCCATGGTTGCGTATCAGAAGTTCAACGTATTCGTCGAGGACCTCACCAACAAGATACACGATCTCTTCGGCTCTCCCATCGGGGACACGCTGAAGTTGATGGCGGTGAACTCGCCCGCGCCAGTCGCGACCAACAGCGTGAAGGCGGATTTGACCGAGATCGCTGCGGGCAACGGCTACAGCGCGGGCGGCACGGCTGTGTCCGCGAATGGCACGCGCGCTGCGGGCACCATGACGCTGGACGGCGACCAAGTGGTCTATACGGCCGCCGGGGGCTCGATCGGCCCCTTGCGCTACCTGGTGCTCTACAACGACACGCCCGCGTCGCCGCTCGATCCGCTCATCGCGTGGTGGGACTACGGCTCGTCTATCACGCTTCTTGACGGGGAGACATTGACGACGAAATTCAACAACGTCGTCATCGACGGAACGATCTTCACTATCTCTTAGGTGCTTCTTGGACGAACTCCTGAACAAGCTGCTCGCGGAGAAGGCCGAGATCGAGGCGAGGTCCGCGCCTTTCCGCGCGCGGAAGGAAAAGCTGGTCGCCCAGATCCAACCGCTCGAGGCCGAGGTGCGCGACCTCAAGCTCGCCATCGAGGCGGTCGAGGGGCCGCGACTCGCGGAGATCAGGAGACAGGTTTCCGCCATCGAGGCATCCCGCTCGCTTGCCAAGCAGCCGAGCGTGAAGGAGTGCTGCAAGACGGACGGGAACTTGGTCGAGATCGAGCGCCGCAAGGTG